TCAAATTTAACAATATCATTTGCTACTAATCCATGAGTCCCGGTACATGTAATTGTGACAACTTTTGAAGAATTAGTACTAGTGAAATCAGCACCTGTTAGTGTGGCTCTAATAGGGTGAATATCATAATACACATCCCCTGAATAAACATAAAGAATTCTGTTAGTACCTATGGCTGCGTATTTAATACCAGCATTATCATCCCAATGATGAACTGCCCTACATGCACCTGTAAGTTTAGATTGTCCTAACTGTTGCCAGCCACCTATTTTTTCAGGTGTACCATATCTAAAACGAACATTATCGCCATCAAACCATTGCCCTTCGGCCCCAGTTTCAGTGACTTGTTTGTTAAATCCGGGAATAAAACCTAATTTCTGTAACATATAAAAACCTGTTTACTAGGTGTTATATCAGATTGTAGGTGATTTCAATAGATTTAAGCAGAGGGAATCAGTGGTGGATCATCCCCCTGCAAGGTTATTTTATAATTTATTTTTTAGGTTTTGTCAACTTTGCACCTTTATAATAACCAGGTAAACCTAAAAATGGTCTTTTATCAAACTCATTTTCTTTTGCTAATTTAGAACTTTTTTTATTATAATGTAAAAAAACTTGAGCACAATCTTTGCCTTTAAATTCCTCTCGCCAATGTTCAAGATCACATCCAGAATATATAAGCATGTCTCCTGGATCTAATTCAACTTTAACACCAGCTTGACCTGTTTTTCCTGTAGGGTCTAAATATATAGGCCATGTGTCTCCACCTAAATTTAATGTAGTAGAGATCTCACAAGAATATCTATCTTTATGTCTAGCTAATATATCTCCTTTTTTATATATTCTAGCATAGGAATATGTAGGACTTAATTTAAGATTAGTGTGTTTTTCCATAATTGGTCTAACTTTTTCTAATAATGTTTCCATTACAATATCACTGTAATGAGAATAAGTATTTGGAACTTGTGGATCGTTCCATATGCCATAGTAGTCAGTAAATGGAGATATGTATTTTTGATCAAATAAAAATCTTGCTACCTTTCTTTTATTTAAAAAATAAGCAAAACAAAAATCTGCTAATTCTTTACTTATAGTTTTTTTTAAAACTTGATATTTATTTTTCTTGAACGACATTTAACACTCCTTTTGGTATAGCCTGACAATTCCAATGTATAAACCTGAAGGGTTCATATCCTATATCTACCGTGTATAGATGAGGCATATAGGATGGAAAGAATATCATTCGGCCTGGTTTAACTTCATAATTAATTTGTGAAGATGCATAAGTTATTTTTGACCTATCTTTTTCTGGTAAAAGATTCATTACATTCCCTGCTCTAGGGTCTTCAAATATTGGTCTTGATGTTTTTTCACTAGCTTTTAAAAAATAAAAACCAGAGATATGTCCGTTCCAATGAGTGTGTAATGTATGGTGTCCCCCACCATTTTTACAAAATTCTTGTACCCACATTTCTGTAGTAAATACTTGGTATTGACTTAAATCAAAACCCATTTCACCTAATAAATTATGTGATGTAGCTCCTATATAATTTGTAAGTTCTTTAAAATTAGGGTCTCCTAATAAAGTTGTTGAGTGAAAAACGTGACCCATATCTCCTTTATCACCAAACGTTTGATTTCTTGTATCGATATTTTTTTGCATTTCTTTTTTAGATTTTTCAATATATTTGTCTGATGCTTTATTTAATTTATCTACAAACTTTGGTTCATCTGCATACCACAAAGGACATTTAAACAATTCGTCTCTTGATAATTGTTTAGGATATCCCTTTGCGCTTCCACAAGATACTTCATCTAATTTTTTTCTTATGTTTGGTTTTCTAGCTTTAGCTTTTTTCTTTTTCATATTTCTCCTTTATTTAAACGGCCATCCTAAACTCCAAATTACTAAACTATGTCTTTTTCCTTTTTTTACTGGACATACTCTATGCCACACGAATCCAGGAAAAACTACCAAAGATCCCTTAGGTAATATTTCTTTACATTTTCTAATGTTTGGTTTTTTATCAGGATCTAAATTTCTAAAATCAAATTCTAGTTCTCCACCTTTGTAATCTTTAGGATCAGATAGTGTTACTGTTACCGATAATTTTCTTATTTTTCCATGAGATGGATCACCTTGTTGTCTTTGATAAGGTTGGTCCCAACCATCACAATGCCAATCATAATATTGGCCTTTTTCATATTTAGTAAACTGACATGCTTCTGAATAATCCCATTGAAAATTCCATCCTGCACTTGCATTTGCTTCATGAATATAAGGTTGTATTTCTTTATAGATCCAACGATCAGACATCCAAACTATATTAGAATCTCTTTTCTTTTTTAAATCTTTAACTTGTTGTTGATTTAATTTTTTAGGATCACCATATCCACCAGTAACTGCCATTTGATCTTGTAATGATTTACCATACTTCACAATGTCATCACATATTCTAGAAGGAACAGCTGATTTAAAATACCAATAATAATTTGTTAAGTTCATATATCTTTATAAACTTAATATAGCATTTCTTATTCGACTGTCAATGTTCCGGTTACTGTAAATGTAGCTAATTTGTCACCACCCGGGTGAGTTGAAGTTGAATTAACTCCAGGTGTTACTGTAAATGTTCTAGAACTTGGTGCTCTAATAACAATAATTCCTGGGCCACCATTACCACCACCTGATCCTGGTCCCGGAGGAGTTGCTGCAGGCGCACCACCACCTCCACCACCGCCAGTGTTTGCAGTACCTGCTGTACCTACACCATTAGGAGCATTTCCTCCTGCTCCACCACCGCCGTTTCCGCCAGCACCACCAGTTCCATTTCCACCACCTCCACCACCACCGGCATAGAAAACTGGAGATCCTGTAATATCATTTGCTAGTCCTACTCCACCAGCTCCACCATTTCCAGGAGCACCACTACCAGCACCGCCGGCACCACCTCCACCACCACCAGCAGACGGAGGACTTGCTCGTCCTACACCACCAGGGTTACCTTGTTGTTTTGTTTGAGGAGGAGTATTTCCTGATCCTACATGAGGTCCTGAAGTTGTATCAGAAGCACCACCTCCTGATCCTCCTGATCCCCCTGATCCCGGAGGAGTACCTGGAGCAGATTGGTTACCACCATATCCACCACCAGATGAGGTAATCATTGTAGTGTCTTCTGAACCACCTGGGTTAAATATTGAATTACTTCCAGCTCCAGCAGCTTGAGGACCTGGAGTTGGCGTAGATGTTCCTCCACCACCAACTGTTACGTCATAAGTTGATCCAACTGATACGTTGGTAAAAGTCATAGAACATCCATTTATAGGTGAAGGACTTCCTTCTGAAGTTCTAAAACCTCCTGCTCCACCACCACCACCTTTGAAATATCCACCAGCTCCACCACCAGCTACTACTAAATAATCTAAACTATATGTTTGTACTAAGCCTGGCCATGTTCCTTGACTCTTTGCTTGAAATTGACTTTGCATTGACCACACACCACTTGCTTTTGTTAATTCTCTTACTATTACTACACCAGGTCCGCCACTTCCTGAACAATCATTAGTTGGTCCACCACCTGCTGATCCTCCTCCACCACCAGTATTTGTTGTTCCTGGAGTTCCTGCGCCTGGTCTTGTTCCACCAGCTCCACCACCTTGTGTTGCTGTTCCACCTGCTACTCCTGGAGAGTCACTTCCTGATCCTCCACCACCAGCAACTGCTGAAATTGGAGAAGGAAAACATCCTGGAACGCAAACTCCTGTTCCACCATTTCCACCTGGTCCACTATTATCTTGACCACCAGCACCGCCAGCTCCGCCACCACCATATAAATATCCTGGACTTCCACTAGGGTATCCACCACCTGGATATCCTTGAGGAGGATCTGTAGGAGGTACATTACCTGCTCCACCTGGTTTAGTTGATAAACCTCCACCACCTGATCCACCATCTTTTAAAGCACTAGGTGCACATGCAGCATAAATTCCAGCTCCACCACCTGCTGATTGATAACATGCACTTACTATATTTGAAACGTTTCCTATATTACCCGGTTGTGCTGGTCCTGGTACTTTAGCACCTCCACCACCAACAACTACTGGAACAGCTGCTCCAGCACATACAGGTATATTGTCAATTGTTCTAACACCACCAGCTCCACCACCGCCACCTCTATCAGCAGCTCCTGATCCACCACCACCGACTACAAAAGCTTTAACTAATGTTGTTCCAGAATCAACAGTATGATTTCCTGTGGCTGTTACGGTTGTAACTTTACATTTACCAAAAGAAGCTGAGTTCTTTTTTCCGATTATGCCGCCATTTGATCTGGCCATAACTTAGTTCTCCTTATGCGGATACCCAAGCTAATGTTGACGTATCCCAGACCCAATTTTGGTCAAATTGTTTTGTTGATTCGTTGTAATGAGTTTCTGCAATCCATTGTTGATTTGGTTCGTCCCATTGTGCTCTTTTAGGATTATCTACATCATCACCTTCATTTGAAGGTCTTGCAATTGGCGCTTGCCAATCATCATTTTCATCTAAAGACCACGAAGTATATTGTTGTGGTGAAATAAATTTATCTTTTGCTTCATCATAAATAAAGCCTTTACCTGCATATTGTTTTCTAAAATTTGAATTGTAAGAAGTTTGTTTCCAAGTTCCACCTTTGAAAAAGTTTTGACACCATGTTTCACCATCAACATGCATGTCATTTTCTCCTAAAGGTCCATTAGCTGTTTCAACGTCGTTTCCAACAACTACGACTCTAACTACTTGATTTGATCCATTTAATTCTGCAAAGTGTGCCATATTTATACTCCTTAAAATCTATATATTAATTTAATTTTAACTTATTGTCAATGTACCATCTACGGTAAATGTTAATACTGTACATCCTCCAGCAGGCCCTGGTAATGTTGCTTTTGTATTAGTTCCTGGGGCTGCCGTATAACTTGGACCTAATGGTCCAGGTGCTCTTAAAATAACAATTCCTGATCCACCAGCAACTCCAGCAGGACCACACATTGATCCTCCACCGCCACCACCAGTATTTGCAGCTCCAGCAGTTCCAGAAGCAGGGCCTTTTCCACCAGCTCCACCTCCACCAGTTCCACCAGCTCCAGCAGCAGGAGAAGGACTTGCTGCACCTCCACCGCCACCACCAGCAAATGCACTTACTGGGTGAAGAGGGTTTATTGAATTTGATTTTCCAGCTCCACCGGCTCCACCAGCAGAACTTCCACTTGGTCCGGATCCACCTCTAGCACTTGCTCCACCGCCACCACCACCTGGGTAACCAGAACTACTATTTCCTATTCCACCAGGGTATCCTTGAAGTTGATCAAAACCAACTAATCCTCTACCATATCTTGTACGGTTAGAACCGCCTTGTGCACCAGCTCCACCCCCAGATCCACCAGTTTGACCTCTTCCTTGATACATTCCTGGATTACCACCACCAGCTCCACCACCAATAGACTCAATAAATCCTACAAAAGAAGGTTCACCATTAGAAGCCGCACCTGGATAAGGTCCACCAGCTCCACCAGCTCCAACTTGAATTACGTTAGATCCTGGATTTAAATATAATTTTTTACCACCTGGAAAAGATGTTTGATAACCACCAGCTCCACCAGCTCCACCTTGGTTAGTGTTACCACCACCGCCACCACCAACAACTAAATACTCAAATGAGTGAGAAGGCGCTGATCTTGATCCAACTGTAAGAGTACCTGTTGCTGCAAATTTAGCAACCCATTGTTCACCATCATAGAAAGATGTATTGCATCCTGGTGCTGCAGTTAAGCCTACACTACTTCTAAAGAAAGCAACTCCACTTCCACCTTTACCACCACAACCACAAACTCCTGATCCGGGACCAGAGGCATTACCTCCACCTCCACCACCAGTACCATCAATTGCATTTCCAGCACATCTTGGTCCACCTTTTTGACCTTGACCGCCACCACCTACACCACCTAAACCACTAAGTACTTGAGGTGTTGTTTGAACACCACCACCGCCACCACCAGCATAAAATCTTCCACCACCACTAACTCCTGATATTACTCCTGTTCCACCTTCACCACCTTGGTTTTGTGGAGAACCATGTCCATTGAATCCAATCATTCCAGCACCACCACCGCCACCTGCAGCATTACCATTAGGAGGGCTTCCATTACCACCCGTATTTCCTTGAGGTCCTCCAGCAGAACCTGCAATTGAAGGTGTATTTCCAGCTTGACCTGTTGAGTTACCTGGAGTTCCTGGACCACATCGTCCGTTTCCTCCACCACCAGAACCACCTGTTCCAGCTTTAGGTGCAGCTGATCCACCGGATGCTCCACCTCCACCGCCATAAGCAGTGTGAGTGCATGTATATGCAAATATTGTATTTCCACCAGAACCACCAACAGTGTTTCCACCACCCGGTCCTGATGCTGCTGGTACTCCACCAGCTCCAACTGTTATGCAATAAGTTCCTGGAGTTGCATCAACTTTTGTAAAACATAAATTATCATAAGACTTAACAACACCACCTGCTCCGCCTCCACCACCAGCTTCACCAGTTCCACCATCACCGCCTGATCCACCACCAGCTACTAAAAAGAAATCTAAAGGTCCACCTGCAGGTCCGGGACTTACCCAATTATCTGATTTTACTTGACAATAAACTTCGTTCATTGACCAAATACCTGGAGCTTGTGCACCTACTCCTGCTTCTTTTACAATAACAACACCTTTACCACCACAGTTTCCACTTCCTGAATACCAATTAGCAGAACCTCCACCACCTGTTCCTGCTTTTCCTGTATTTCCTGATGATCCAACATTTACACATGGAGTAGAACCATCACCTGCTCCACCATAACCACCCATACCTGTCCAACATCCACCACCGGCTCCACCACCAGCAAAAAATCCTGCTTCTCCAAATTCTGTTCCAACTACAGGATATGCACTTTTAGCAATTCCTCCACAACCACCAAAAGCTGGCCCAACTTCTGCCGTTCCTGCTCCACCAGCACCGCCGCCACCACCTGCTGCGTCTGTTCCTGTTGGACTTCCTGGTCCAGCAGCACTTCCAAAACCTGTTAAACCTCCTGAAGGAGATTGATTAGCGGCACCTGCTCCAGCATTACCAGCACCACCACCGCCACCACCGGATCCTCCAGCACCACCACATTGACCTCTATCATTATTACCACCAAGACCACCACCATTTGCAGTAGCTACTCCACCCGGACTTGCTCCGCAAACATCAAAAACTGAATTTCCACCAGCTGTAGTATTTCCTGGTCCTGTATATTCTCCTTTAGCTCCGACTGTTACAGCATAAGCTGTTGCGCCTGCAACAGTTTTACAACCTAATAACACACCACCACCACCGCCACCGCCGCCGTTTCCGCCGCCAGTTTTTCCACCTGCACCTCCACCACCAACAACTAAAACTTTAGCTGTAGTAGTTCCAGGTTGCGATGTAAATGTACCTGAACATTTAAAGATTGTTTTTTTCTCCGCTTGAGATGCGGTTACTGTTTGTGTAGGTCCAATTATTCCGCCATTGCCTTGCGCCATAATTAAACCCCCTAGTCTATTAAGACTTCATACGATATGAATAAATCTAGATCTGATGCAGCGTTAGCTCCACCTTTTAATATGTCCCCTTCATATAAATAGATTGGTGTGTCGAGAACAACTAGTGTTGCATCAGCAGGGACTGAAACTGTTTTTGCTAAATGAAATGTTCCTGATACGTCAAAGTTTGTAATACCAGTTGGTGTGTAGTTTACTTTAGTAACAGATAAAGTTAAATCTGCTGCAGCACTTCCATCAACGTTAGCACATGAAATTCTATTAATTTTCATTATGTAGTTACTTGAAACAGTAACTAAAGTTGTAGTTGTAGTTGCTGTTAAATTCCAACCAAGGTTACCACCTTCAATTGTTGCAACTGATACTATATTTGGATTTGCCATAATTTAATTCCTTTGTGTTTTTTACCCGAAAATCATTGCCATTGCAATAGCTTTTCCTGTTGTTATTCCTGCTGAAGCCCAAGATAATGTTCCCGAACTATTAGATGTTAAAGCCTGTCCTGAAGCAGTTGCATCAGCATCTGGTAAAGTCCATGTTACTGAGCTTGAAACCGTTGCAGGGGCTTTAAATGCTACATAATGCGAATTATCAGCATCAGCAAATTTCATTGGGTTTTGATTACTTAAAGTAATTTCTGAAAAATCTGCAAATGGATCAACAACATTTGTTCCATCTGAATAAACTATTTTATGACCTTTATCACTTGTAGTCCAAGTAGTACCTGTTCCAGTAGCTGTTTTTAATTGAACTGTCTGAGCATTTGTTGAAGCGTTATGTACAATATACCAATTTTCTAAACTGTTTGGTACAGTTACTACTGAAGAACCAGTTAAGGCTCCTGTTAATTTCCAAACTCTTGTTGCAACAGTTGCACCTGTCCCACCATCAGTTTTAGATAAAGTTAAAGTGCTACCATCATTTAATGCTTGTGAAACATAGCCACCTTGAATTTGTTCTATAATATTTAAATTGGTGTTAGTCTTTGTACCCCATGTACCGGCATTTTCTCCGGTTGCCATTAACTCTACACCTAAATTTGTATAACTTGATGCCATAAATTTTTTCTCCTAAGCCGCGTGGTCAACATCTGTATACGACGTATTTCCACTTACGTCAACATCTGAATAACTTGCACTATTTGTTTTATTAATATCAGTATAGCTTGTATTGCCATCAATATCAACATCTCCGTATCCTAAAGCTGCGGGATTTCCTAGACTAGCAGTTGCTTCTTGGCCTGTCAATCCTACCACATCTTGAGGGGTAATTGAGCCTACTGCTGAAGTCGCAGATTGACCTGATAGAATATAGGTAGTTTCAATTATAACTGATCCTACGCTTGTAGTTCCTACACCACCCGAACCAATAGTAAATACTTGAGCATCCGTTACAGTAAGTGAACCTACACCAGAAGTAGCAGCTGATGGTGCGGTTATTCCTATTACATCAGCTGGTAAAATAGAACCAACTGCAGTAGTAGCAACTAAACTTGCTAGACCTTGAACGTGATCCGAGCCATTGTTTATATTTAATTGACCTTCTGAGGCTGTAGCTGATACACCTGTAATTAATTGTGGAATATCTAATTGAGTTGGACAAGAAGCTGTAGCCGATACACCTGTTAATGATACACCTATTCCAACTACAATTGATCCAACACTTGAAGTTGCTTGAAGACCAATTAAATTTTCAATTCCTTCATCAACAGTACCCCAACCATTTTCACCCCAGTTAAGAGTTCCCCAGCCAGGTCTAATTTCTGCAGTTACTGAACCAACTGCAGATGTTGCTTGAAGTCCTGAAAGTAATACATTGGGCGAATCACCATAGGATTCAATACCCCATGCTAAACGTCCCCATCCTTGATCTACAGTATTTGCATCACCCCAATCAGCTTGGCCCCAAGTAAGACGACCCCATCCATCTTCATTACCGGAAAATGGGAGATCTCCTATTGATGCAGTAGAAGAAAGACCCGTTACTGTGAATGTAACGTCAGCCATTTTTTACTCCTATGCGATTCTAACTATAGCTGTAGTAGCTGCTTTAGCGGGGAATTGAATTGTAAAAGTTCCAGAAGAAACAGATTTGTCTCCTCCAAATGCAACAGCACAAACTGCTTTGTCGGCTTGATCATCGTTATAAATCAAACATGCGTTAGCTGTGAAAGTTGCAGACGTCCATGAAATATCATCAAAGTCACAACAAGCTGTTGTAGAGTCTAAAGAAGGAGTAACACTTGTTAACGCTTTTCCGCCAGCAGTATAACCTGTTCCACTCATTTCATTCATACCTGTTGCAGCATAAGCAGTTGTACCTGCTCCTAATGTTGCTGAACTCGTAAATAAAGCTATCTTAAAAGTATTACCTGTTGAAGCAGTAAAATTGTGAACTGCTTTTAAAATTTCAGTTTTGAAACTATTACAAATTGCCGATGTGTTTGCCATATTTTATACTCCTTTTACGGTGAAGGTGACTTGATTGGTATTCTAACAGTACCATCAGTGTAGTCATCCCTTCTACGTCTTCCAAGCTGCATTCCTGCAAACTGTTGTATGGCAGTTTTATATTTATTTTCATATAATGT